TTCAATGGTAATGATGAAGGCTTACTAAATCGCGCGGGCTTTACACTGCGCACCGGCGCGGAGTTGGAGCGTGCTGCGGCAATGTACGCACGTGAGCCAATTCCGTCAATGGTATTGAAATCCAACGGCACAGCCTTACCAGCTGACAGAATCGCAAAGCTTCTGGATTCATGGTCATCTGCCAGACGCAATCGCAGCACTGCATTCTTAAATGCTGACGTAACAATGGAAGCAGTCGGATTTGATCCGGAGAAATTACAACTTGCAGCTGCGCGATCTTACATTGCAACAGAGATTGCACGTGCGACAGGAATTCCAGCGTATTACATCGATGCTGAAACAGGATCGAGCATGACTTATTCAAATGCAGTCAATCAACGTCAGACACTTCTCGACTTCTCTTTGATTCCACTGATGACTTCGATTTCCGAAAGACTTTCAATGCCGGACTTCATTCCGTCATCGCAAGAAGTTAAATACGATCTCTCAGACTATTTGCGCGGCTCTGATCTTGAACGCGCGAACATATACAAGACACTCAATTCAATTGTCGATGCAAATGGCAATCCAGCAATCACAGTTGAAGAAATACGACAAGCAGAGGACATGATTCTATGAAAGTCACGACACCATTCACCATCACCGCAGCTGACTCTGAGTCACGCACAATCACCGGACAAATCGTCGCATTCGATACAGCTGCGAACGCATCAACTGGGAAAGTGATGTTCAAGCAAGGATCACTCAATCCGACAAATGTGAAATTGAATCTGGAGCACGATTCATCTCGTCCGATTGGCAAGACACTCTCAATGGAATTCGCTCCGGACGGTAAGTCTATCAATGCGACATTCAAAATTTCGAAGACAACCGCCGGCAGCGATGCAATTCAAGAAGCCATCGATGGACTTCGCGATGGTTTCAGTGTCGAAGCAATGGCAAAAGAATTCGGCTACAACGAAGACGGAACGATGGTCGTCAGTTCAGCTGATCTCGTTGGCGTTGCACTCACACACAATCCAGCATTCGGCGATCTCACTCGCGTGTCGAATGTTGCAGCTACAACAGCACCCGAAGATTCTGCACCGTCATCCGATGTTGCAGACGCATCACACACATCAACAGAAGGAGACGAAGTGGAAAACACCGTCGAAGAACAAGCTGCCGTCGAGACGGTAGAAGCTTCAGCACCAGTTCAAGCAACATCAATTGCAAAGCCAGTCAATTTCATTGCAGCACGTAATCCAATCAACGATCCAGCAACATTCTTAATGCACAAAGTTGCAGCAATGCGCGGATCAGAAGAATCACGCAGCTTCATTGCAGCAGCAACATCATCAACTGACAATCCTGGTCTCATTCCTACACGTCAATTCCGTGAAGTAGTGAACGGTCTTGCAGACAATGTGAGAGCCAGCATTGATTCGATCAGTACGGGGACGCTTCCTACTGCGGGACTCACTTTTGAAATTCCAAAGATCACACAGCTTCCAGACGTTTCAGTGGTTGATGAATTAGATGAAGTCACTCCAGTCGTGATGGAATCTGAATTCATTCCAGTGAGTGTCAAGTCATTCAAGGGAAATCAAGTGATGTCAGTAGAATTAGCGGATCGCTCTGATCCACTCTTCTTCTCAGAGTTAATTTCAAATCTCTCATCACAATATGCACGTGCTACAAACGCGTACAACTCAGCACAAATCATCACAGGCGCAACAAAGACTGCAACCGGCTACGGTTCAGACATCACAGCTGCGGAACTTCTTGCATGGGTTTCAGCTGGCGCAGTGAGTGTTTATTCGAACACATTCAAATTCGCTGATGCAATTGTCGTATCTCCAGCAATGTGGGGACGCATCATGAGCTTCAACGTAGATGGTCGTCCAATCTACAACGCATTACAGCCACAAAACGCAGCCGGTAACGCACAGCCACGCAGCTTGCGCGGATCAGTTAATGGCATCGATCTCTGGGTGGACACAGCTCTATCCGGTACAGGTGACAATTCAATGTACGTCATCAATCGCGATGCTTATACATGGTACGAATCCCCACGCCTAGAACTCCGCACGAATTTCATCAATGACGGTTCAATTGGAATTCTTCTTTACGGATACGGCGCAACAGCAACAAAGATTGCAGCTGGCGCATACGCGTTCGCAGACTAGTCACAATCAATCATCGGTCACGGTCGCTCCCGAACGTGATCGAGCAGAACGAAAGGATCAGAGATGCCGAATATCATCACAGTTGAAGAACTGCGTCAGGTGCTTGGCGTCTCTGATTCTCTTTATGACGATCCTTACTTGGAACAAATAATCGACTCAGCTGAAGGCGTGATCTTGCCATTGCTGACTCAGTATCAGTCATCCGTCGCTTCCGTCCGCATTCAAGATGGCGTCTTACATTGCACGACAATCCGTCCGAGCATGTTCGTCGTGGGTCAGGGAATTACCATCGAAGGATGCGGAATGGGAATTGATGGCGGCTATACAGTCACCGGACATTCAGTCAGCACTTACATTTTCACAGCTCTTATTGAAGATGAGCCAGATAAGATTCTCACTCCAATCATTCCAGCTGGTCGCGCGTATTTAGACGGCGGCACAGCGGCAGAGCTTTATCAAGGAGTCGCACCGATTAAGTCTGCACTTCTTGTCGTATCAAATGAAATTTTCCAAAGCATCACAGCTGCCGGCGGACAGATTGAAGGAGTGGACTTTGCTCCAACGCCGTTCAGAATGGGACGCAGCTTACTCAATCGGGTTATCGGATTGATCTCTCCATTCATCGACGTGGAAACGATTGCAACATGAGCACAATTGCAGCCGATGTTCGCGCGACACTTGCAACAGCTCTCAGCGGCGTTGCAGCTTCCGTTTATTCATCCGTTCCGGAGACAGTCATTCCGCCAGCTTGCGTGATTGTCCCATCATCACCGTATTTAGAGCCGACTCTGCTCGGTAGTGCAATTCAAGTCAAAATCAATTTCGATGTGACGGCAGCCGTTGCATATAACAACAATGCAGCCGCTCTGGACAATCTAGAGCAGCTCATGATCAGCATTCTCGGTGCTATGCCATCGGGGTACGTCGTCGGAGACGTTCAACGTCCGGTCATCACTTCGGTCGGAGCGAGCAATCTGCTAACAGCAGACGTATCAGTCTCCACTTATTACACACAGACAAACTAAGGAGACACAGTGGCAACAGCAATCATAACCGGTCGCGACATAACTTTCACGATCGATTCAGACAACTTTGACGCGCAAGCAACATCAGCGACTTTGACAGTTGATTCAACAATCAACACTTATCAGACGCTCGATGGTAAGGCGTATTACACAACAGATACACAAGGCACTTTCGCAGTAGAGATGCTTGCCGATTGGGGAGCAGCCGGCTCTCTCTGCGAAGCTCTCTGGACAGCTGCAACATCTGCTCCAAACACAGCTCTTCCGGTATCTCTTACAGCTGATACAGGCGCAGTCTTTGCATTCAGTGTTCAGCCAATACTTCCATCAGCCGGCGGCACAGCTCCGGATGCGCAGACAGTTTCACTTTCATTCACATGTGTAACGACACCCGTCGGAACATTCAGCTAATAAAAGGAGATCGGGAGCATGAAACTACAACTCAACATCGAATACATGAATGGTGAGACTGCGACACATATAGCGCAGCCACCGGAGTGGCGAAAGTGGGAGCAGGAAACTGGATTCATCATTTCGCAAGCGCAAGAAAAGATTGGAATCTCTGATCTTCTCTTCTTGTCGTATCACGCAATGAAGCGCGAAGCTGCCGGCAAAGCAGTCAAGCCATTTGAAGTGTGGTGTGAAACGGTGGCAGGAGTTTCGGTCGGTGACACGATCGACCCAAAAGCCATCCAGTCGGAAGCATAAGTCGAACGCTCTGGCAGGTGGCTCTCTGGAGCAATCAGCCAATCAGCGAATTCGTCACAGCTGAAGACATCTTGACAGTCATCGAGTTATTGGAGAAGCAAAATGGAAAGTGAAGTCATTGCATACGACAAGCAAGAACTTCGTTCCATTGTCAAAGCTTTCAAAGCTATGGATGAAACTGCTATTGATGCAGCTAAACAGGAATCAAGCGCGCTTGCTACTTTCGTTCAACAGAATGTGAACGTTGCAGCCGAGGCGCGTGGAGCAGTCGCATCACGAATCTCACTGGGATCGGTTGTATCTAAATCTTCTAAAGTCGGAGAAATTTCATACGGCTTTGCTCGTCAGAAATTTAGCGGCGGTGCTACGACTCAACAGCTCTGGGGTGGTACTGAATTCGGATCAAATAAATTCCGTCAATTTCCAATCTGGTCTGGTCGTGAAGGACGTGGATCAAAAGGATGGTTTATCTATCCAACGCTTCGCAGATTACAGCCAGAAATCTTGAAGAAATGGGAAGAAGCATTTTCTAAGATTGTGAAGGAGTGGTAATGGCTGCAACGGGTTCAAGAACGCTCAAACTCTCCATCCTTGCCGATGTTGAGAATCTTACAAAGAATCTCAAATCCGGATCAAATGACGTCGAATCTTTCGGCGAGAAGATGGGTGACTTCGGAAGGAAAGCTGCAATTGCTTTTGCTGCCGCCGGAGCAGCCATTGGCGCATTTGCTATTGCATCAGTCAAAGCAGCCGCAGAAGATGAAACTGGTCAAAGAAAACTTCAGGAAACTCTGCGAGCAACTACCGGCGCAACAGCTGATCAAATAGCCGGAATCGATAAGTACGTCACGGCACAATCCATTGCGACTGCGACCACTGATGACCAAATTCGTCCAGCCTTGTCTCGCCTAGCGACTGCCACTGGAGATTTGACTAAAGCTCAGGAACTTTTATCGCTTGCGCAGGAAATCAGCGCAGCAACGGGAAAGCCGCTTGAAACAGTTGCAAATGCGCTTTCAAAGAGTTTTGATGGAAATAACACGGCACTTGCAAAATTGGGAACGACTCTTAGTGCAGCCGATCTCAAAACAATGTCACATCAGGAAGCGGTCAAATCTCTGAGTGCTACTTATGACGGTTTCATTGCCAATCAAGCGACAACAGCTGAATTCAAATTTCGTCAAATTGCTATTGCAACGCAGGAAGCGAAAGAAGCTATTGGAGCGGCTCTTCTTCCATTGGTTCAAAAGTTAGCCGATTACATCATTCAGACAGCCGTTCCGAATATGAATCTCTTCATTGCAGCTCTTACCGGTGAAAATGGAATTGTGGACGGAATAGACAAATCTGGAACAGCCGCATACGAATGGGGTGGCAAAGTCAGATCATTGATCAAGACGGTCATTGATCTCAAAGATGAATTGAAAATCGTTGCAGAAATAATTGCAGCAATGTGGGTCACTTCCAAAATCTTTGCTTTTGTGCAAGCGGTTCAAGGAATCATCGCAGTCATGGTTGCGCTGCGGACTAGCGCATTTGCAGCTGCCGTTGCCGAAGCATTTGCAACGGGTGGAGCGAATTTATTGCTAGGAGCAGCTGCGCTTGCTGCGCTTGGATTAACCACAGCCAATTTGCTTAACTTGGCAAAAGGAGATTCGAACTCTTCCGGTGGTGGATCAACTTTAACGGGTGCACTGGGTAATTATCAGATGAGCACTGGGACATTTATTGGCGGATCATCTGCCGGTGGTGGTGGTGGAACTGGTGGTGGAACTGGTGGTGGTGCTGGAACTGGCGGCGGTACGGGCGGAGCACTCAGCGAAATAGTTGGAGCAAAGAATCTCACCGAACTTGTCAATCAACTAACTGCGGTTTCAAATAATATTGCCGATCTTCAATTCTTAGTCGATACAAATGGAATCAGCAAGGCAGCCGGTCAAAAGCAGCTTGATGCACTTGTTAAGCAATTTGATGTTCTTTCAAAGCAAGCAGATGCACTCAACGCAACAGCAAATGCACCGACTTTTAATGCCGGACAATTCCGCGCCGGAGAAGCTGCAACGATGATCAATATCACCGTCAATGGTGCAATCGATTCAGAAGGCACAGCACGCACAGTCGTGAACACGTTAAATGACTCATACTATCGCGGCACTCTCGGAGCTGGAGCATTGGTCGGAGCATTCGACAAGTGACTCAATTCAATCCGGTCTGGAATGTTGAACTCAATGGCGTTGCAATCACTGACTCAGTGCTGGCGTCATTGTCAATCACGTCTGGTCGGACAAATATCTATGAGCAAGCAGCTGCCGGATATTGCAATCTGACTCTCATCAATCTCAATCAAGCTGCAATTGCTATTGCAATCAATGATTCAATTTCGGTTGAACTCATGAATTCATCATCGGTTTATGTGCCTATATTCGGCGGCACAATCACTGATCTTGGAATTGAAGTGGCAGAAATTGGCGGCGTTGGATACACACAGCGCATCAATCTCATCGCTCTCGGTGCTCTGGCGCGTTTGCCTAAGATTCTGACCAATGGTGTATTGCCTAAAGAATTTGATGGAGATCAGATTTATGACGTTCTCCATCAAATTCTCTTTCAATCATGGAACAAAATGCCAGCGGCATTGCAATGGCAGAGCGTTGATCCGACATTGACATGGGCAAATGCTTTCAACACTGGACTTGGAGAGATTGATCGACCAGGAGACTACGAAATCGCGGCACGTTCATCAAGCCGAACAGATTCCTATTCACTGGTCAGCGCAATTGCAACCAGCGGTCTTGGTTATATTTACGAAAACGCATCTGGTCAAATTTCTTATGCAGACAGCACTCATCGTTCGCAATATCTTGCAGCCAATGGTTATGTTGAATTATCTGCAAATAACGCGCAAGGTGCTGGATTGTCAATCAAGACACGTGCTGGAGATGTCAGAAATTCAATTACATTGAAATACAACGCGACTTCATCAGCTGAGAAATCTGCAACCGACACAGATTCAATTGCAACTTATGGTGAACTCGGTCAAATCATTACAACGACTCTTCACAACGCAGCGGACGCACAGACTCAGGCTGATTTCTATTTGTCGCTTCGAGCTTATCCGCAAGCAGCATTTACAAACATTACATACCAGCTGACGAATCCAGAGATTGACAATTCGGATCGCAATAATCTCATCGGCGTATTTATGGGAATGCCGGTCTCAATCAGCGATTTGCCGCTTAACATGGTCAGCGGTAATTTCTTGGGATTTGTTGAAGGATGGACTTTCCAAGCAGCATACAACGAAGTTTCTGTCACAATGAATCTCTCGCCTATATCATTCAGCTTGCAAGCGATGAATTGGCAGAGCGTTCCGGTGACTGAAAAATGGAACACAGTGAATCCGCTGCTCGAATGGGCAGACGCGACGATAGTTAGTTAAGGAGAAACAATGAGCAATCCAACAGCAAATTTCGGGTGGGTGATGCCTACGGCGACAGATTTAGTCACCGATCTCCCAGCTGACTTCGCAGTCTTCGGTCAGGCGGTTGATACGTCAATGGCTGGACTTTTAGGCGGTACAACCGGACAAATCTTGTCCAAGACATCCGGAACAAATATGGCGTTCACATGGGTTTCGCCAAATCCCGGCGACATAACAGCTGTCACAGCTGGCACTGGTATCTCAGGCGGCGGTACATCCGGCGATGTAACAATCACAAACTCAATGGCAACTGCCATGACAACTTCGGGTGACTTGATTCAAGCAACTGGTTCAGGAACATTTGCAAGACTTGCAACTGGAACGTCGGGTCAATATCTAACGACAAACGGAACAACAAATTCATGGGGAACGATTTCTGCAGGCGGTATGACTCTAATAAGTACCACGACTTTATCTAGCACAGGAGTTGTCATTTCTTCAATTCCAAGCACATATAAGAATTTAGTATTGCTTGTCCGCTCATTTAGTAGCACAACAAACGGCGCAGAGTTGTTTATTCGTCTAAATAATGATTCAACCGCTAATCGTCATTTCTCTATGGCAACATCAAACGTAACAAATGACCAGGGATCTCAAACACCAAACGACACTTTAATGAGAATACAAGCCGGACAGAGCAACACGATTGTTGCAGGAAATTCTTATGTGCAATTATACGATTATGCAAGCACGGCTCATTGGAAAATGGTGAATTTTCAATCCATTAGCAATAATCAAACCACTGGCACTGCCGCTATTAGTTGGAACGGTGTTGGTTTCTATAATCAAACAACTGCAATTTCTTCAATTGGACTTTATCCATCTGGCGGCACAATTTCAGGCACAGCACTACTTTACGGAGTAAACTAATATGACAAAATCAACACGTCCAACAATACGAATTCACAACATTGAAACAAATGAAATCATTGACCGTGAAATGAACGACGCGGAATTTGAACAATATGAAACAGACCAAATTGCAATTGCTGCACGTCAAGCAGCTGTAACTCAAAAGGCAGCCGACAAAGCCGCACTTCTGACACAGTTAGGAATCACCGAAGAGCAAGCGAAATTGCTTCTCGGATGACTCTTACTTCATCGAACGGCTGGACGGTTTCAGCTGATCCGAACGAGATTGACGTGAAGTCTTATCCAGTTAAAGGAACGAAGATCAAGCTGCGCTGCGCTGAGAAATGCGCTCCACTCTTGGTTGGATTTGCCGAAGAGTTTCACGCACTTATTGAGCCAATCGATGAAGGCACACTGGATGACTGGGGTTACTGCTTTCGGATGGTTCGTGGATCACTGAACAATTTGAGCAATCATTCATCTGGAACTGCAATTGATCTCAATGCGTCTAAACATCCACTGGGCAAAGTCGGAACATTTCCCAATGATAAAGTGCCGATGATCCGAGCACTGGCAAAGAAGTACGGTCTTCGATGGGGTGGAGATTACAAATCACGTGCAGACGAAATGCACTTTGAAATCGATTTGAGTGAAGCGAAAGTCGCTGCGCTCATCGGGAGCTTGAAGCTAGGAGACAAATAACATGGATCAAGCTAAAGCAATTGCAGCTTCGTGGCTGCGTTCATCAGTAGCCGGAGCACTTGCCGTCTATATGAGTGGAAACACAAATCCGAAAGACTTAGCACTCGGCTTAGTTGCAGGAATTGTGCCCGTACTCGCAAGATGGGCAAATCCTAAAGATTCAACATTCGGGGTCAAGGGGAATTGACGCCGATACGCGCGGCATGGGTAGGAGCAGTAAGCCTTTCGCTGCTTCTATCCGGCTGTTCTTATCAAGGCTGGGTTCGTTATGAATGCCAAGAATACGAAAATTGGGAAAAGCCAGAATGCAATCCGCCGCAGTGCAAAGCTTCGGGAGTCTGCACTGAAGACATATATGGAGATGATCCACGTGAAGCGCAACCGCTTAACAAATGAACAGCTCAAAGCTCGACTCATTGTGTTCATCGGAGTCGTACTAGCTGCAACATTCTGCTTCTCAGTCTTCGGGATGTTGTACGCACTCATTTTCGTAACTCAGCCGCTTGGAGATCAAGCTCCGAACGACCGAGCATTCATCGAGCTTCTCTCGACTCTGACAATCTTTCTGACTGGAGCACTTGGATCAGTGCTGGCATCAAATGGACTAAAGGACAAGCAAAAAAGTCCAGAAGACACGCCGAAAAATGAGCGTGAGTCTTGAAATTGTCAGCGCAATGGCTCATTCTATCTCTGGGAGCTAGTCAGCATTGCTCGTCATAAATCAATTATGGCTAGCTCCCACTAACAGAATCGGGAGCTTCAAATGGATACATTGCAAATCGCACTGATGGTCAGTGCAGCTAGTTTTATTGTGGGAACTCTGGTGGGTGCAAGGCAAGGCTACGTCAAAGGCGATTTACAAGGCTCACGACGGGGCTTCAAACGCGGTTTAGACGTCACACGAAGGAATCGCACAGATGCCTAATCAACTGGAAGGATATGAAAGTGTCGCCGAAAGACTTGAAAAATTCTGGATTTTGTATCCGGCTGGAAGAATCAGCGTTGAGATCGTGTATCAAGACGGACAGAGATACATCGTCAAATCCGACTTATACAGAGACATCAATGATCTCATCCCATTTGCAACAGATTTCGCCGAAGAAGTACGTACTTCGGCAAATCGCTTCCCGCTTGAAAATGCTTCGACCAGCTCCATCGGTAGATCGTTGCACACAGGCGGATTGTCCAAGTTTTCGGATGGAATAGCGCGTCCGAGCTTTGAAGAGATGCGACGAGTCAATCTGAGCGTCGTTCCAGCTGCCGAAGTGAATGCGACTGAATCACGTGATCTCTGGTCATTCGGCTCAGCTCTTGATTCAACGGTCAATCAAATTGTTACCGGATCAATACCGGATGAAGCTCCCATGTGCCAGCACGGGCATCGCATTTGGAAAGAAGGAGAATCAGCTCGCGGCAAATACGCCGGATGGGTCTGCTCCGAAAAGAACAAAGCCAATCAATGCAAAGCCAATTGGCTTACTCTCTCAGCTGATGGACGGTGGGTCTGATGGGTTACGTGGAAGCGTTCCCGATTGGAACATGGGATTACTGCGACAACTGCGGAAAAGGCAATCCTAAGAGCGCGTTGCTCAAAGAGAGCGTCGATGGACAGACTCTTCGATGGCTCTGCTCCGGATGTTACAAATGATTACACGCATCTCACGCGAGCAAGAATGGGATTGCATTGATGCAGCTACTCAACGAATCAGAGAATGGGGATTTGAGCCGAATCACAAATCTCGCGTTGAACGTGACATGACATTCATGGATTACGTGGCACAGACGGCAGAAGCATTTGCAGCTGAATGCGCCGTTGCGAACTTTTACTCACTCCCCTATCAAGCCGGACAATCAAAGACAAAAGAACGCGCCGACGTGGGTGAGAATCTTGAAGTCAAATGGTCACGCCATCCCGAAGGCAATCTCTGGATTAGTGATGCCGATAGGAATGAAGACGTTGCAATCCTTGTCGCTGGACGCACTCCCCTGTTTAAGATTGTGGGATGGATACCGGTAAGCATCGCTAAGCGCGACAAATACAGACACTCCACGCAAGACAAATGGATTGTCAGTCAAATCAATCTCCAGCCCATTGAAACTCTGGAAAGGAGCAGCTTTGCGCCAGCCATCCGTTCAATGTCGAATGTGTAAGAAGATCACGGTTCATCACGAACGCATAGTGACGAATAATCTGCCGCCGAATGTGGCAGTGCTCGAATGTACGGTCTGCTCAGTGTTAGGCGTTGTCATGCTGGAATCTGCTGACGTGCCTAAAGCTTGGCTAGAGCTGCATACGGACGCCGATAGTGGCTAGATACGAATTCCAGTGTGAAGCGTGTATGGAGCACATTGAAATCACGCGATCCATTGAAGACTCATTGAGCCGTGTCCCATATTGCGAGAGCTGCATGATTCCCATGAAGCGCGTCTACACGTCCCCAGCTGTGCAATTCAAAGGTGATGGATGGGGTGGATCATGACACGCCGATACACGTCTAACTTATCCACATGCTTGACGTACTTGACACGAGCAGTACGATCTCCACTCTCGACGAGAGCCGGTGCACCGGATGGCTCGCGTTCGAGACATCTAATGGGCGTTCTATGTGTAGCTCTGCTACTCCCCGTTCCAGCACAGGCAGTTGAGTCAAAAGATAGTAATTACTTCAAACTCTATGCACATTCATTGATTATAGATTCAAAAGAATATCGATGTCTGGACTTACTCTGGACACGTGAGAGCAATTGGAATCCGCGTGCTCACAACAAAAGCGGTGGAGCTTATGGCATTCCACAATTGAAGAACAAAATGATTCAACATCTCGATGGATTCTCACAGGTGAGATACGGAATCAAATACATCAAACACAGACACCAGACTCCGTGCAAGGCGTGGACTTACTGGCAGAAGAACAGGAACTATTGATGAGCAGAGCGTGGAAGAACGGATCGACTAAAGGATGGAGACGCATCCGCGAACGCATCATTGCAAGAGATCAGTGTTGTCAGATATGTGGACAGACTGATGGACAAATGCACGTTGATCATATAATTCCAAAGCGACTCAATGGAAGCGATGATGAGTGGAATCTTCGTCTTCTCTGCGAATTCTGCAATTTAAGCAAAGGTGGCTCTTTTTTTGAGCACCCCTTAACACCCCCGACTCTCCATGAACGTTATATACCCCAAAACGTGAGCATAAGCCATGAATAAGCCTGAACTGGTCATAGATAGTGGACATCAAGCTGAAACAGGCTCAAATCGGCTGCAATCGGTTTTTGAACC